GGACCACTTATAATACCACCTTTAGCAAAAGCAGTAATACCTTCATTATTTACTTTATTAGCAAGACCTTTTAATGCTGCTCCTACTGCAATTGCAGCTAAACCTAATACAACTCCAAGACCAGGAATAAAAGCATTTTTCATTAATTCAGAAGTAATAATAGCAAATGTACCTGCTTGAATTAATAAATCACCTAGAATAGATAATATTTGATTAGAAAATTCTTTTAATGATGCTGTTCCACCTGAAAAAGCATTACTAATTTGTCCTGCAAGTGTAGTTAATACTCCTTGCATAGCTTGTTGTGAAAATTGAACAGATTTAGAAGCTTCTTCAAATTTCTTATCAAATGATTGTATTTTTAAATTTGATGAATCAATTCCTTGATTAATTGAATCCCAAGTTGATTTTGATTGAAGTTTTAAATTAGTAAATTGTTCATTTATTATTGGAAATAAATTTTGCAATTTTATAACACTTTTTTTAACTCCATCAACAACACCATCACCAATAGAATTACCAATTCCTACACCTACTTGTTTAAATCCATCCATTAAACTACCAACTGCTGATGATATTTTTTCTAAAATACTTTCACCTAATGGGTCTAATGCCTCAATCATTGGGTCAAACTTATCATTAATACCTTGCAATAAAATATCCATATCTGCAAGTACTTCATTAATCGTTGTTTTATTAAATAAAGACCTAATTGCTTTTCCAATTGTGGCCATACGAACAACTGCTTTTTCTGCAAATTTGGCTATTTGAAAACCAACCATTTGTATATTAGTTTGTACGTGTTCAAAAGCTAATATTAATGCAACTACTGCTGCTGAAACTAAAACAACAGGAGAACTTAAAAGAGCAAATGCTGATGCTAAACCTGAAATAACTAAAACTGATGGTCCTAAAGCGATAGCAATACCAGATAATGTTAAAATTAGATTTTTTGATGATGTATCTAAATTGTTAAATTTATTTATTAAACTAGTAACAAAGCCAGATAGTTTTTGTATAAAAGGTAAAATTGCAATTGCTAAAGTTTTACCTAACTCTGTTAAAGAAGTTTTAATTGCTTCTAATGATTTTTTAAATTTAAAACTTAATTCATCTTCTAATTCTGTAAATGCAGTATTTAAAGTTCCAGTTGTGTCAGACATACTGGCAAAAATTTGTTCAGTTGTACCAACATTATTTCCCATTAAATCTAAAACACCTGTCAATGCTCTAACATTACCAAATACTTTACCTGCTGCTTCTTGATTATCACCAAATCTATCTGTTAAAGTTTTAAGTACAGATAATAAACCTTGTTCTTTTAATTGTTCTCTTAATCCTTGTGCTGATAATCCAAAATTTTGTAATTCTTCATTAGCTTGTGAAGATGGATTTAATAGTGCTGATAAAATACCTCTTAAAGAAGTTGTTGCCATTGCTGCATCTGTACCTGTTCTAGACATTGCTGCTAATGCTGCACCTACTTCTTCAAAACCAACACCTAATTGAGATGATACAGGTAATACTTTACCCATTGATTGTGCTAAACTATCTGCTTCTAATTTACCTTCACGAACTGCAGCAGTTAAAATATCTGTTGCACTTTCAGCACTTAAATTTTCTTGACCATAAGCATTAACTGCACTTGTAACTGCATCTGCTACTGTCTTAACTTCACCAAGTCCAATTGCACTAGCTTTTGTTGCTGCTTCTAAAACCTTCATAGCATCAGCACCTCGTAAACCTGCTGATGTAATAAAAAACAATGCATCTGCAGCATCATTTGCATTAACACCTGTATCAACTGCTAACCTTTTAACTGCACCACCCATTGCATCTACTTCATCACTTGCTACACCTACTAATGTTTTTATTTTAGTCATTGACTTGTCAAAGTCTAATGCCATTTTTATAGATGCACCACCTACTAAAGCTAATGGTAATGTTAAACTTCTAGATAATGAACTACCTATTGATTTTGCTCTTGCTGAAAATTGTTGAAGCTTAGATGTTGAACTTTGTAATGCAATATTTAATTGAGTTGCATTACCAGTAAGATTTACTTTAAGATTATAATTTTGTTCGTCTCCTAACATAATACAAAAATAACTAATTTTTATTCAACTTACTATTAATAAGTTCTTGGTACTTTTCAAATTCTTTTTTAGATGTTTTTGGTTTTATTTTTTTAACCTTATCTTGAGGTAGCTCTATAAGGTCATGAGGCTTCAACATTTGGCTTTTCTTCGAGCAGTTGACATTATGTATCATTGAAGCAACAAAACGCGTTTGTTCCCACTTTAAATTGTTTTTAATAAAAAAAGATTCAGAGATAAGTATATTTTCTTTAAATGTATTTATCCAAAAATCATTTGGTTTAATACCAACATAACCAATATAAAAATCAGTTATATCATCCCAAGAAAGTTTGTCAGCTATTTTTTTTTTGAATCAGTAGGATTTCTTTCTAAACCTCCATTTAAAGAATTACCTAATATTTTAGATTCTGTCATTGCTACGACAATTTTTTCGATTTCTGTCGCTTCAATATCTTCCAACCAATTACCAATATCAAACTCATCATAATCTATTTCTTTTTTATTCTCTTGGTCATAAGCTAATAGACCACTATAAATTAATGTTCTTAATCCTTTTATTGAAATACCATTAGAAAAAACATCTCCAATTTCAGCTAATGATATATTGAGCATATCTGTAAAGTTTGCCCAAAAGTTCATACTAAAATGGAGTGTTCTTTTTTTACCACCTATTTCTAGAGTGTAATAACCTCTTTGTTTGGTCATTTAATATTTATTAGTTTGTAGATTCTACAATTGCACCTGTAACAGTAATTGAACCACTATATGTTACTGCTTCTTCCATACCACCTGATATTTCTACTGAAGAAAGATAACCTTCTCCTGTGTACACAGTATCTCCAGTTGCAGCAGTTCCAAATGAAAAATCACATTTTTGTCTTGTAAGTAATTTGTGTGCGATTTCTTTACCACCATTTGCATCAGTATAATCCATTAAACCATCAAAACTAATTTCTGCACTTCTTACTGCAGGAATTACTTCTGAAAATCCTGCTGAATCTTTAGTAGTAGCATCTGACATATCGTTTGTAAAAGAAATTGAACAACTTGTTGTGTGTCCTATTGTAGCAGGTGAACCTGCATCATCTGCAATCTTGATTAATAAATTTGTTCCGTTGAATACTGTTGAAGCCATAACTTTTAATTTTTATACTACAAATATAATTAAATTTTAAATAATAGTTTTTCTATAAATTTATTCCACCAAATTTTAAAATTGTTTTTTTGTTTTTCTAACCAATCTGCTATAATTCTTAATAATTTAATCATATTTTTTATTTTTTATCGTATTTATCTAAAAGTTGTATTGTCTTGATAATTGTATAAACCAACGTTGCTATTATTAAGAGTGCTTGTAGTGCTTCATTTATTTGTGTCATACTTACTATATAAACTCCTAATCCTATTATTGTTGGTTTAAATCCTTCCATTTTAATTTATTTTAAATGCCATATATATATAAGTATCACCTAATTTATTAAATCCATCTGTTGATGACATACCTGAAGCATATTGAAATCCTGTTGATGTAAATGTAACATCAATATCTCCGTTAGTTACTTCTGTTTCTGCTTGATTTGATTCTGCAGCTAAAAATTTATTTATATAACCACCACTTCCACCTCTTACAGAATCTAATATATACCAACTATAACCTGCAGAGGTTATGTTTTTTACCATTAAAAAGTCAGGTTGAAATCCTGTTGCTTCAGTTAATGCACCTGCAGTTCCAGTATAACTTCCACACTTGCTATATCCTGATACTGAATGGAAACAATAAGCTATATAATCATCTCCACTTCCTGATAAACTTGTTCCAATATTAAATATTGTTGATGTTGGAGGTGTTGAATTAAATAAACTACCTCCTGATGAACCATTACTTGTTTCAGCATCGCTTGTATTTAAATTAACAAAATAATGAGCAGGATTTGTTCCTCCGTTTAGATAAGCATTATATGTGTACCAAGGACTTGCTCCAGTTAATCTTTTTGTAATTATCATTTCAGGAACTGCTGAAAGTCCGTGAGGAATTTTATCTGCATTTCCATTACCTTCCCATTTTACGATACTAAATCCTGCATTAGCATTTGCACTAACTATTGATTTTATTGGAGCTCCTAAAGTTAAATCATCATTGTCAGAAACAGTTTCATTGTATAGTTCAGTTACTTGTTCTTGTGCTATGGCACCTTGATATATTCTAACTTGGTCTATCTGACCATTGAAAGGACCAAATATAGATGAAGCACCACCAATACTAACTGCATTTGTGTTTGATATAGTTCTTGAGTTTGTACCACT